CCTACTTTAGAAGCATTTGCTAAGTGGTGGATTGAGTTTAAAGATATAAAGGGTTTAGAAGATTACGATGTATGGCTCTTAGGTAGCTTCTGTGAGAAGCATTACGGTCATTATGAAGGAGTACCCAAAGATTTGGATATCGTTCTTACAGGCGAAATAAAAGATGAAGAACAATTAAAGTATATTCTTTCACATGGAGTCAGTATGGGTTTTGAAAATAAAATCTTAGTTGATTTAACTTGGGCTACTACTTTACACTCATACGATGCATGGGAGCCATTTTGTAGAGTCAGAATTGGTAAGACTTTCACAAAAATATTAGGAGAAAGAGCTAGTGTAACCGAATACAAAGCAGATGAAGAGTATAGATTGGATTCAGGTCTTTGGCAATTTTGCTATAATGAGCCGCCCAACTCATGGTTCAAAGCATTTCATCGTTTTCAAGATGGTGATTATGAGGGAATTGTAGCAAATGTGCGAACAATGTTTGATTAAAATTTGGATATTTACAAATCGCTTTCTCCCTTTTTATTTTTTAGATTATCTCTAATACGGAGCGCATTTAAGATGATACCGCTAATCAATAGTGCAATTGTTAATACGGATTCCCAATTCATAAATACACTTGCCAATCCTGCGTAAGACACTACATTTGCTAATGAATCTTTTTCCATTTTAATTTAGTCTTTAATTGGAATACAATTTGGAACTTCTCTACCATCAACGATTTTTGTACCATATTGTTCGTAGCCATCCCAACAAGGTTCTTTCATATCAACTTTACCCAATACTAAATTAATTCCTTTAAAGTTTTCTTCTCTCCAAGTATCGTAACAGATAGCTAATGATTGGTCTTGTGGATACTCTCCACCGATAGCAGACATACATTTTGAAATGTATTCTTTTTGTGTTTCTCCTGATGGTTTTGGTATTGGCATATTACTTTATTTTAAATAGTTGTCCGTCTTTTTCTATTTGTGTAATCTTTTTGATTGGATAAGTTCTGAATCCACTCTTCTCAACATTGTAAAGAATAATGTATCCATCTTGTACATATTTGTTAGTCCAATACCTAGCTCCACTCATTGCTCTACCACCTGGCCCTTGAACTGAATATGCTTGTACTCTTTTTAGAGATTTGTTTTCCTTTTCAGTTCTTCCCCAAATGTAGAAGGTTTCGTAGGTATCATAAAGCATTTGTTTGAGTTGTGCAAGCGAAATAGTTTCAGCTTGCATCTCAACCAATCTTCTACTTACTTTTTTATTCCAACCGAATATCATAGGTATCTTTTTATTACCTCAATGTGTCCATCCATATATGAGATATCATGCTGCATTCCTGTTCTTTCATCTACAGTCTCAAATACATCTTTGAACATCTCTACTAATATTTGTGCTCTTCTTAAATCTCTTTCATCTGCACTATTTTGTTTGATAACTCTATCTTCAATCATAAATACAGTATCAGCAATAACCGCTGCTGCTCTAATCATATCAATTAAATCATCATCTTGAATATTCATCTCATTTACTAAATGATTGAATGTTCCAATAGCGCCAGGACAAATGTAGAAGTGTGTGGTTTCGTATCCATATACATCCAACTCACCTTCTTCTGCTAAAGTAGCAGGTGCGATTGAACCGCTAGCTACTTCCCCTGGATATGTTGAATCAATTGTAGGTTCTGCATTCTCTTGTAGTAATCCTAACTCTCTTAGTTTGTTTCTACTCCATCCCAATGCAGCTTTACCTCCCCATAAGAAATATGAGATAGTACCACACTCAGTAGTTGCGTTTGGGTCATAGTACTCTTCTGCTCTACTAAGATAAGAATACATTCTCTTAATCGTTTCAACTGAGATAGCTTCTTTGTTTGCTAATTGTTGCGCTCTAACTTTACCGGTTTGAGTTGCACACTTATTACCCTGTCTCTCATTCAGCTCAATACCTTTCTTTGCGTTATTGGAGACACTATCAGGGTAATCTGTGTACGATTCCATTTCAATTCTTTTACCACCTTTTACTCTACCATCTTTTTTGATAAGAGCTTTTATTTTAGATAAGAACTCAGTTGCTTCTACTTCAGATAATTCATTTACATTCTTATCCATAAAATCAGCAAATGATTCCATTAATAAAGCAGATTCTAATTGGTTTTTTGGAGTTTTATCCAAGTGGGTAAATAAACCTTCAATTGATACCGCTCTCAAATCACCATTTCTAAACTTTTCTCTTAGTTCTTCGTTATCGATTTTGAAAGTACCAATCCAACTACCAGCGGGAACATTAAGACCATATAATTTAGATTTATCAGATTCAACACTTTCCTTAATCCAACTCTCTACCATAGTAACTCCGTTAACATCCATATCATGTTCTTCGGTTACTTTGTCTTGGTATTTCTTTTCTAAGTAATTTTGAGCTAGTTTCTTAACAGTTTCTGGTGTGAAGAATACTTCGTATGGTACACCTGCTCCATCCACTCTTAGAATCTTTTTATTTGGTATTAGGATAGGTGCCATAAACAAACCTTCCTCTTTCATTTCCGCAAAGTGAACTTCTTCCTTATGGAAATATTGTCCCAATGCTTCGATAGCAGGGTTATGAACTAATGAGATAGCAAATACCTCATCTTCAAAATCTTCTATAGTCAATTCAAATAATCTCATATTCTTTTTAACAATTTAATTTAATTTTATCCGAAGGTTGCTGCAACATTAGTTCTTCTATCTAATGCTTGCGCTGATGATACATCGGATGAAACTACATACGCTTTTATTGGTTGTTCACTTTCTCTTTGTTGTGCACCCGCAATGATTTCTGCAATCTGTCCACCTGTATTAACCTCACCACCGCCAGTTCCTACTGTTTGTGGAATTGATGTACCACTTACAGATGGTGCAGCTGGTCTTGGTAATTTAGCACCACCTCCACTTGCTGCTCCAGCTTTATCACTATTTTTAATATCTCTAACTGCTTTAACACCAGCGGCAACCGAAGATGCAATACCAATTGCTGCAGTAGCGGTATTGATTCCCACCCAAGGTTGTCCGAAGGTTAAAGGTGATGCCGCAACAGCCTTAGCGTTAGCGATACCAGTGTTAACGATAATTCTACCAATAGCCGCAACTTGCTCTGCGATAACCGCAGCAATTTGTAGCTTTTTATTTTCTCCCGCAATCTGACCTAAGAATCCAGCAAAATCAGAAAGTAAATCCAATTGAGCGTTTTGAAGTTCTGCTCTCGCATCTAACTCCATCTGGTCAATTGCTATTCTTTCATCTGCTGCAGCTCTCTTAATAGCTGTTCTTTGTTCTTCGGTTAAACCTTCTTGCTCTAAGAGTAGTTGTTCTTTCTCATTAATTAACTCTCTCTGTCTATCATAGGTCAAACCTAATTGAGTTAACTCCGCTTCAATTGATAACAACTTATCTTCATCCTCTACTAACTGAACTTCTTTTCTTCTCATACGGAACTCATTATCAATAAGTTCTCTTTGTTGTTCAGCTTGTAATTTTATTGCAGTTCTTTCTTCTTCAGTTAACTGAGTATTTTCTAACAACAATCTTTCAGTTTGGTTGATGTTGTTTAGTAAATTAGTTTCCTCCTGTCTAATTACTGCTAATCTTTCTTCATACCTTCTTTGTTGAGCAGCAATTCTTTTTTGAGATGCTTCTTCTTCGATTCGTTCTCTTTCTTCTTGTGATAAACCTTCGATAGAAAGTAACATCTTTTCTCTTTCGTTTATCTTAGCTATCTCAGCATTGAATCTCTCTTCAACTCTTTGAGCTTCTAATTCACTCTCTAACGAACGATAATTCGTCAACCCATCTAAGAGTTCCTTTTGCTTAGCTATCTGTTCTTCCTGTTTAGCTATAGCCTCCGCATCGTACTTATCGTTTATCTCTTCTACATCTTTACGATATACTTCTTCTAAATTAGTAAAATCAGTAATACCTGCAGCTTTGAGTTTCTTTAAATCCTCTTGATACTTTTGTTCTCTGGTGTAGAGTTCAGCATTTCTAGCATCCAATGTTGCAATGTATGCTTCGGTTTGTACTCTTTGAGCTTCTTCAACGGCTTTTAATCGTTCTTCTTCTCTTTTCTTTCTTTCCTCTTCAGCCTTTTCAGCTTCTTCCTTTTCAGCTTCGGTTAATCTACTAAATCCTTCTTTGAATTGTTTTTCACCAGCTTTGAATCCATCTACTGCTGCATCTACAATTCCGTTACCTAATGTTTTAACATTATCAACTGTACCTTTAACTCCTTCGGTTACCGCTTCAAATGCTGCGTTTGCGCCTGATTTAATTCTATCCCAATCAAAGGTGAATACACCAGCGATAACATCACCAGCTCCTTTAGCAACTCCGATAAGCGTTTTGAAGTTTGTTACTAAAGTATTGATGATAAATCCAGCAACTGATTGTAGTGTACCAAATAATGTGGTGAATACACCTGTAAGAACACCCACAGTTTTTGATAATCCATTCATCACTTTATCGTTTTCCAATAACCCAACTACTAAATCAGCAAGTTGCATTGCTATTGGTTCGATAATGGCAAATAATCCGTTTAGAATCTTAGTAAATCCTTCAGTAATTTTTGATAATTTCTTTTGACCTTCTTCAGTTCTTGTCAAAGATTCTCTAAGGGCAAGAAATGCCCCTGCAATCCCCGCTAATACAGCGATAATAGGATTTGCCATAAACACTTTGAAAGTTCCTCTAAGCCCCTCTAATGATTGACCTACGAATCCTATTACACCTGGCTGAGCCGCTAACGCTTCGGTAAATCTAACTGATTGGATTTCAGTATCTTTAAGGTTATCTTTTAAACCCTGCAATTCTTTGGATAACTCTTTAAACTCTGCTGATTTTGGGTCTAATTTACCTAAAGTATCCTGCGTTTTACCAATGGCTTCATTAAGATTCTCAAAATCTCCTAATGATGTAGACACTTTTTTATTAAGCAAATCAACATTCTTTGCCGCATTTTCAGTTTCTACTTCAATTGTAGTTTTATATGTTCTTTCGTTATCAGCCATATTACAATCTTCTTAACAAATTCCAAAGAGATTTCCACTTATATGGGATTTTATATTTTCCCTTTGCAGTATCAACTCTTTTTGATACTCCGTAGAATTTATCTTCTTTTAATAAATCAATTACCGTTGTTATCATTTTAACAATTTTAGTTAATTCTATACCTTACTAGCAAAATACTCATCCAATGTATCTTGAATGATTGGACCTAATAATTGTAATTTACATTGTCCAGTTACTAAATCATAATTATTAATGGCACGAAGGTGGTAATAATTGGAACGAAACTCTACCACATCGTTTAGTTCCATCTTAAAGTAATCAGCAAGAGGAATGTTAGCTGAACAATTTATTAATCTAGTACGTGGGTCATATAACAAACTAATATATTTTGCCCAATATTGTGAAAAAAGAGTTTGTGTTGGTGTAGTTCCATATGCAGGTGTTTCATTAAAGAATAATAATGAATCAGAATCTGCAGCGGGATTTCCCTCAGCTGATGAACCTGTGTTGTAATGGTCAAAGTATGGAATCTCAGTTTGAGTTCTTATGTTTGCTGAATTTAATGTATCATCGAATGTTTGTACAAACCTATATGGTTGCACCTCTTTTAATCCATTGTAAAAAAAGAAACGTGGAAGTACATTCGATGGATTAAAATCGTTATCAGCTATAAATGTTGGTATGTAAATTTTATCTGCTGCCATAATTAACTTGTTGGTTCATCGGCACAAGTTGTAACAAATGAAACAACTTCACCGGTTGATGAACTGATTGAATATATATCACCTACCAAAGCGTTAGCCACATATCGATAACCTGTTAAAGGTGTACCCAATGTATTTGTATATATTACATCACCTTCATCAAAAGTAGAAGAATTTCTGGTAATATATCCAATTCTAGGTGTAGCACTACACACAGCCCATTCGTAAGTAGATGTGCTTCTTTGATAAAGAATTTGGTAATAAGTTACGGCTGGTGCCGCACTACCACTCAAACCTGTACCTTGTACATATCTCAAAGGGGATGCAGCTGTGGTTGGTTCTACTTTAAATTCACCTTGAGAGAAAAAGTTTTCAGTATCGATGTAAAAACTTTCACCATAAGGTCTATTAGTTTCTTTCTTAAAGTTTTGTGCTAATAAATCTGCATCTTCAGTATGTCCAAATGTTAGTTTATTAACTGCTAAGTTGTTAGCTGGAATAACTTCAAACTTATCATCTAAATTAATGTATTTGTTAAAGTTTTTTACCTCACCCTGTTTATACCAATTATTAAAGGTTTCAACAATGAATTCTTTTGGTTTTGTTTTAGATGGATAGATTACTAAATTAAAGTTTCTTTGTACAGCTTTAATAAAGTCAATCATTTTAATACCATTCTTTCCAACAGGCATTTGGTCTGCAATATCCATTACTCTCCAATCTGCTGCATAAGTTTGTTGGTTAACTTCCCAATACGATTTTTCATCTCCATCTGGTGCAAGTGTTACTGTAAAATTAGAACCACCAAAGGTTTCGTATTTTAACATTGGATAAACCGCTTTATTGGCTGGTATTACATTTGATTTCCAATAGTATTCTAAATCGTATTCCACATCACCTACACCTGAAGTTACTGAGTATTCTTGTTGTAGGTAATTGTTCCAATTCGTTATTTCTTCACTCCAATACGAACCCGTACCATCATTAATATCCGCTTGTGAACCTGTGTTTATTGAACCTGTTTCGTATAATCCAATACTAAATTGTGGAACACCTGCTGAACCTGATACTTTGAATTTTAATCGGATACTACCTTCTAATGGTGATTGTCTATCATCTTGCATATATGACATATTGTCACCAATGTTGAATTGTGGGTCAAATTGGTTGTTCTCCCATCTTAATTGAGCCCAATTCCCTTCAGTAATTAATTGAGTATCTGATGTAGAACCTGATATAGGTCCTATCTTTACTTGCCCATAAGTTTCTAAATCAACACCATCAAACTCAGGATACCTACCACCATTATGTAATACCATATACATTTGGTCGAAAATTGATGAGGTAAGAAAATCTGATTGATAAGTGTAACCAAACTGCTCAAATATAGCATCCCATACTTTCTTTACCTTAATAGCAGGTTTGAAATCTTGTACCGATAATGCTCCATTTGGATTATCTATACCATACTTTCCATCCAATGAGGATTGATAAGCGATATCCTTTCCATAATCAATAAGTGGATACACAATATCACCATTAAACAAACCATCACTCCACGAAGAAGTAATGTTTGCATAAGATGCAGAGTGATTCAAATCGGTAAGTGTAGTTATATCGGTTAAGAACGCCCTATTTACCTCTCTCGCAAATGATGCCAACGAACCAAATATGGTAACCTCATACGAATCGATATATTTGTTCGCAACAACATTTACTTTATTTAATTGTAGATATCCGCTTGCGAGGTATAATCCATCAAAATCAAAATATGCATCAACTTTGTTGGATGTTGAGAATAGAAACGGATTCTCAACCGATATATCGTAATACTGCTCAAAGAATTGATTATTTTTCTTAGAGCCAGGTAAAGTAATCTGACGTGAGAAATCAGTAGGTAGTGTACCTACATCAAATAGCCCCGTAATGTTATCGGAGATGGTAATAGTTTCATCCTTAAATAAATCTAAACTAACACCATTGGCTACTAATTTAAAATTGAAACCTTGTGTTGTTCTAACTCCCATTATAGAATTAATTTATAGTTCTGTCCCCATTCAAAATCAAATGAATATTGGATAAGCTTATCTACCACATTTGTCTTAAAGGTAATAGAGTTTGTTTTAATGGTAATAGGTCTTAAATCTCCTGATGTTTCATCGTAAATCCAATATACCTCATCACTCACCATTAATTGCTTCAGTATATCGTTATAATCTTCACTTAACCAGTCCGAATTTACAGTTAGGTTTTGTGTTGAATCCGTTGAATAATTTTGAGTTGATGAATCGTAGTTGTTGTACGATAAAGTTGGAGATGACCAACTACCTACTTGTCTTTGGAATGTTCTAATTTGAGTATTAAATCCTTCTCTACTTACCAAGTTGAAGTTTAAGAAATCAAACTGTCCGAATCTATTTTTCCATTTGATTCTAACATTAGGGTATTTCTTTTCACACTCTATATTGAATTGAATTGAATCCCCAATCTCACTTCCTAATTTTAGAGGAGTTACGGTAAATGAATCGTATGAAGAACTTAATGGGAAATCAAATTCTCCGTTTCCAATTGGGAAAGTAGCAATTTGCCCATCAGTAGATTCTGAACCTGTAATAGGAAATGCTGATGTTTGTGTAGTTGATGTATATAATACTGCATCAGGAATATCTCCACTACCACTCCATGCAAAAATACCCATTCTACCAACATTACCATCAAACGATGTTTGTACTGATGGTCCATCACTCATTATTGGCCAATGAGGTGTTTTGTTTTGTATATCTTGTCCAATTGGTTCTTGGAATACTCCATATCCATCAATCGCTTTATATACTCCTGTCTCAACATGCGATGATGTATAGAATGTTGATGCTGAAATGTATTGATGATATAAATCTGCTTTAAAGAATATTACATTAGATGGATTCTCTTCAATAGAATCTTCCAATGTTGAGTTGATAATTTTACTAAAATCAAAAATACCACTAAGTGATTCGTTTGGATATTTAGCAAGTGTAAAGTCAGATAGCGAACCACTATCGTTTACACTACCTGTCCAATAATACAACTCAGCAATGTATTGGAATGATGATGATGCTATTACCCCACTATTAGATTCACTAACTGCACAAACTATTGGAGATTGTGCTAGTGAACAACTTGCGGGTAATTGTAAGATTTCGATAGCCATAAATTAATCTTTTTAATTTAACCTTTCTAAGAAAAAATATATTTGATGGTTAGGTTATCTTCCATCCAGCTTTGTTGAACATATCATCTAACTTTTCCAACTCTCCTTCTACTTCTTTTTCTGATTCTCCAATCATAAACTCATTTAGAGCTTGTTGGAACTTTGGTTCATTAGCTGCAAGTTCTGCAAAAGGTCTTGCCATCATTCTTCGTGTCCCAAAGTGTACCCATCTACCATACTCAGCTCCCTCAGGAGAAACATTTACCACAATTTGGTATCCGTTACCTATTTTAGATGCAATAGTATCTATTGCGTTTTGTGGTGAGGTAATAAACTTAGTTAATAAGTTACCTGTACTAAATGCTCTTGATTCTTGCCCCGGTGGATTAGGTGGTAATAGAGATTTAGGTGCTCTTTGGTATTTAGGATAAGGCAAACCAGGGTAGATTGCCTCTGCAGCTGATTTACGATATTGTTTGGCTAAATCTTGAAGTGTTTTCATTAACAACTAACATCTAAATCCGAATCAGTTAATAGATTGAAAGTACATCTATTTCTATTAGCAAAAGATACCAATCTAAAAGATGCCACATGTCCAGCTAAACCATTGTTGAATCTATCCTTAAATGGTGTAACAATAATATTACCATCAATATCAAATGCTTCTACTGAAAATTGTGTAAATGTAGTTAAATCGTTAATAATCGCCATAGTATTAGCCAAAATATCAACTGAATCATCTGTCCCATAGTAGGGAATCGATTGTTCATTGGTTGTAGGTGTTGAATCGTTGTTTTTTTGTTTGATTTTATCAGCAACAATCAAATCTACCGTATGTACAATGGTTTTTTCTCTTAATTCCGATTGTGAAATCATTACATTAGCTACTGGATATGCTGGAAACTCATTCTGGTCAAAATCAGAAGCATCTCCCTGCGATACGTGATTAATCGAAGGGTGATTTTTCATAATAATCTTAAAATAATCCAACACATTGTAGTACAATGCGTAATTTACATCCTGATTTTTAACAATATCCGCCATATATTATAAATTTAGTCCACCAAAGTATTGGTTAGTTTGGTCTGGGTAGATTTGAGTAGAATCTCCAACTGATTGTAAGAACTCAGGTATCTGATTTGAGTATGCAATTAGATAATCCTGTAATCTTGTAGCGTAATAATCAGCGTTATCTTGTGATTTTTGAGCCAAATAATCAATTTCATTCTTACTGACAGATTCAGCTTGTTCTGATTTGTATTTTACAGCTCCTTCACTCTTAAATTGAGTGGCTGAGAATGGTATATACTCAACGCATGCGTACCAAATAAGGGTTGGCTTTACATAATCATTCATTAGGGTAAGATAGTACCCAGAAAACGCTGTTTGAGATTCTATATCATCTTGCAGTTTGTTATACAATACTGTACCTAATAGGTTTAGTATATATTTTTCTTGAGCCGTTCTAATGAATGGTAATAATCTATCAGCATCAACAGCACCCTGTAAAGGTGTGTTTTTAATGATATCGTTTCGTGTTACAAATAATCCAAAAGCCATTATTCAAATATTTTATCGTTAGTAGTTTCGTTTATATCATCAACCTTATCTTCGTATTCCATCTCATCAGGATTTTCCATTTGTTCGTTTACATCCTGCTCAACTTCTTCAATTGTTTGGTCAGTTTCTTCTGCAGTTTGTGATAAGATAGCCAAAGGTGTTAATTGTTCAAAATATAACTCCATATCTTCCAAACCAGCTTTTTCAAATGCATCAGATATAACATCGATTAACATTTGTTGGAATGGTTGAATAGTCATTGTTTGCATGATAGAGAATGCTGTCATCATTTCTTCACTCTGAGAAGAGAATCCGTTTTGTGCAGTTCTAATACCAAAAAGGAGTGGAGAAGTAATTCTATGTGCTACCAATATTCTATCCTGAGCGTATTCTGCTACATATTGGTACTTATCGTGCAGATTCTCAGTTTGTATTGTATCAATGGTTGGTTTATTTGCTGGGTCATCGTTAAATGATACCATAAATCTACCAGCATTACGAGTACCTGTAAATTTACCTTCAATCAATGCTTCAATTGTATCTCTTTCTTCAGGTGCAGGTACACCATTGTTCATATTAACCATTACTAATGGCAAGAATCCATTTTCAATGTTGTTAATGTGTAGGTTTGATAATTCTGCTTCTGAGAATGAGAATTGTAAAGCTGATATCCAATCAGGTAATCCGTAATAGAATCTAGAAGGTGTGTAATCCTTAATATAAAGAATTTCCATTTTTTCCATTGATGTACCAAAAGCAGGAATTACTTTTTTGTTTCTTTGTGCTCTTTGGTCTGACCAATCAGTACAATAGTAGTAGTTTTCAATATCGATAGAATCGTATATTTTTTCTGCTCTTAGATTTTGTACAGGCACATGGTACATTTTTTTAATGGTAGTGTGTGAGTTATCCCAAATTACTTGGAATGCAGCATTACCATAAAGTTTCAAATCAAATGAAACTTTTTTCATATCTTTTTGTGAGAGGATACTTTGTAATTGTTTATCCTTTACCTCATTTTTAGAATATAAACCCTTTCCGTAAATCAAATCGGCTACACCTTCAATACAAGCCGCATTTGTGGTTGAGGTTTGATAAGCATCAGTAATGATTGGGAAGTAATCATCTTGCCCAATTATACCCACAGGTACCCAGCTATATCTTGTCTTTGTATCTTCAACAATTTCAGGTATATCCTGACGAGTTAGATTTACGAAGCTTAAATTTTCAATCTTCTTCATATTAAGTTAAAATTATGTATTCGTTAGCAGTATCGTTAGAGATATATGAACCTGTTGTGTTCTGATTTGTATATACTGGCTTATTAATTGATTGAGATGCGTACACCTGAATAGTTCCATCCCATAATCTATTATCACAACTATCCTTAATGTGTGCTCTATACTCATCGCCTGTATTTGCTGTGATAGAAGCAGTAAATTGTAAGATAGATTGTTCAGTATTGTATGTGTAATCACTAATAGCTGCTGATGATGTAGATAGAGTTAACATATCCTCTAAATACAATGTCAAATCAGATGAGCCCGTAGGTTTGGTTCTAAAAGTGAATACATTTGAACCTGAAATGTAATACGATTGCATATATCTTGTCTTTAGGTTGTCTTTAAGTCTTTAACAACTCTACATAGATAAGTATTTGACAATCTAAAAGCATAAAAAAAGGAATAATCTCTTATCCCTCTTTATATTTCCAAATAAATCCACCTGTTGATTTTAATCTACCTCTACAAACTGCAGTAATACTTGACCTGGTTAAATTTAATTTTTTTGAAGCTTGTGTAGCACTAATCCATTCTTTTATAAAATTATTATTTTTATCATATTGTATTATTGGAATATTATTAGCCTTTATCATCTTTTGTAATTCACCAGATTGCTTTTTTTTAAGGCCACTTACTTTTCCACCCAATTTTTGGCATTGTTTCCATTGGCCTGATTTTACATTTCGTTTACCTACTATTGCACCAGAAACTTTTCCTCCTTTACTTCTACCTTTTGTAGTTGCCATTTTTATAGTTTTCCAATAAGGTTTTGTATCTACTGGATACCCATATTGTTTTTGTAATTCTCTTTCTCTTATGCTAGCTGTATATATACAATCATATTCTTCAAGCACTTCCCAAAAATTAAATTTATTTTTTGAAATATATTTGTTATCTTGAATTCTAGCATCTATATTATATGTACATCCTATTTTACCAATAGAACCATCTTTGTACATAAAATCTGGGATGTGATAAATGTAATACATAAATTATCTATTATCAATATAAATTATTACTTCATTATAGTATTCAATGAAATGTTCATTAAACAGGTCCCATTTTATATCCACGCCATCAACCGAATATATCTGATGATTAGGAAATAATCTCAAATAGGTATCTCTAAAGATTCTAAACTTTTCTTTTAATTGAGGATTAGATAAATGCCATTCACCTGCAATCTTCTTCATATTATCTTTAATCCACCAAATATTTTCACTATTAAACACATCGTACTCACCACCTTCGCAATCCGTTTTAAGAAAGTCAATTCTATCTATATTATATTCTTTAATTAGCGTAGAAAACTTAATACCATCTACCCATTGTGGTGTGAGAAATGTAGGTACTTCACCATCCGAATCAGGTTCACCATACACTTGTTCCATATTAGTTGGAGCATCCTCATGCCAAATAGCTTTGTTGATACAAGTGATATTATCTTCTTTAGTATTCTTTAGTAAAGTTGGAAACTGAGAATAAGAAGCTTCTACACAATATATCTTAGAAGGGTTCTTATCTTTAATAACGCAAGGAAAAGGACCGATAGAAGCTCCTAAATCTAAAACTACATCACCTTCTTCTACTTCAAAATGTTTTTCGTATATGTTAGTATCAGTTGTAAAAAATTCTTCTTCTATCAATCTCCTCATTCGATTCTGAGGTGCTGACATCCATCCCCAATCAAAATTACTTAGTGAATGCATCTTGGAAATTTTCTTTATCATAAACACCACTATCGATGTTTGTAATCATTGCTTTGAATATTGAAATCTTTGAATTGTGTTCTCTATAATCTATCTTAGGTAAACACTCATTAGGATGTTTTTCTATAATCCATGCTAATTTTTTTCTTTCTTCTGAATGATACGCTATCATATTATTAAGATGCGCTTTTATATTTTCTTTAATTAATTCTGCCATATTATTTTATTTGTATTACAAATATACAAAATTATTTTTATATATCCAAATTTATTCAAACATTTTTCTTACATCTGCGCAGATACCCTGATATAATCCATCTTCCCATCGTTGATATGCTTTAAACCAACTGTTAGGTGGTTCTTTAAAACAAAAAGCATGTAAGCCACAATCTAATCTTCGTTCATCATCTCCGTGATATTCACTTACATAAGCTTTATCTCCTAATATCTTTGTAAATGTTTTACCTACTCTGATTTTACAAAAGGGTTGCCAATTATCAAACTTACTTATCTCAGTTGCCCAAGTCAAATCAACCAACATTTTATTCTCAAATCCTAAATGGATTCCGTGTGAAAGAATATATTTTAGCTGTTCTTCGTCTTGTAGTTCGCCTGTGAGAACTATATCGAGGTCTCTTACTATTCCGTTGTAATGACCGAAATGCCTCTCACAGAAGCTACCTACTAAGTTTACCTCATAATCTTCTAATCCCTTAATAGTTTTAAATTCAGTCCACCAATTAGCAAAAGCTTCTAAGGTAGGTCTACGGTATGGAGTTGTTGTGGTAACATCACCCCAAGTTGCCTGAAAGAATGGTGGTTTCTTTAATCTCATATTCTACAAAAAGAAAAAGGGGATTCCTCCCCTCTCTCCTCAAATTAATTAACCTTAAAAAGTGAAGGCCAACTCAACAATCAAGGGTAAACGAATAAAAATATGATAAGAATAGTTAGATGTTGACCTTCTCTAATAAATATATACGAGCGTATGTTTTTAAAAAAATATTTAAAATTTTTTATGTTTTTGGACACTGTGTTATATTTATAGATGTAAACGATAAAACGAATAAACTATAAAACTTAATAACATTAATTGGAGCTCGTACAACTCCCTCTCTTATTTTTTGTAATACACCCTTCGTAAGATGATTAGTTGTATGTAAAATGTACCTTAGGCACCGTTGAGAATACGGGAATAACTCTGAAAAGAGGAATAAGTGAAACTAAGGCAAGGTGGAGCTAAGAAAGTAGGTAATGAGGTAATTCCTTTTTCTTAGTCTGGTGTAGGACCAGTTGTTGACTGATGACAAGTTAACATTCTCACCCCAATGTGAGTAATATCACAGAAGGGTGGATTGTATCCCTCAGACAAGTTAAACTGTTATTTCTTCTTTATAAATTTGGATTATTAAGATTTATTTCGTATATTTGTAAAAATTAAATAATAAAAGTTATGAGTGCAGAAAAAAAATACAATGAATGGTTTGAATTTACAAAAGATAAGGTAGATGTACATCTAGCAAACGAATTCAATAGAATTTTTAAAGATTTATTAGAAGAACACAACATTGAACCAATGAAAACGCAATAAACCAATATGAAATCAAAATTATTTAAACATTACGAAAGAGAATTTGAACAATCAGAATTTTCAGATAGACCTAATTTAAAAGAAGGATGGATTCAAAATAAAATGAAGAGAGACTTAGAAGATTATCTATGGGATGTCAGAAATAGAGATTTAGCTGAACAAGAAATAGAAAGACTAGAATCAAAAAAAGACATAAGCTAATATTTATAAATGATAATTATTTATCTGCCAATAAATATTTATTTTCCTTATTCAAGAAAAGGGGTCATAGTATCCCTTTTCTTTTAACCTTACTTAATATATGATTTGTTTAATAAAATTTGGAAACATAGTAGAGGGATTAATCAATGTAATTACATTAGGTTGGGGAAAAGATTTAGCTATGTGGATAGCAAATAAATTAGGATACGCAGATTGCGGGTGCGAAAGACGTCGTGTGTATTTAAATAAGTTATTTGGTTGTAAAGAAAAAGGGATATCATTATGAGTTCAGAAAAGTATTTACCTCTTACTGAAGAGGAATTTAAAAGATTAGAAGGAGAATTAAATTTAATAAAAGCTTTCCTACCAGAAGGACAGATGCATTTTATTTGGTTGATGTATAACAAAATCAGAAATAAAACAGAAACACAGCCGTGTTCTTGTAAAAGTTCTGCTAAGTTATGGGCACAAGCAGTTAATGCATTACGTGATTTTGTGAAGGAAAGAAGTGAATAAAGAAACTAAAAAAAGATTAGATGTACTATACAGAAAACATCATCAATGGTTATTTTCTGTTGCATTCAAAGCTAGCAAAGATATGATAATATCTGAGGAGTTAGTTCAGGAATTGTACCTCTATCTTTTAGAAAGAAATGATGAAGCTCTCTACTTTAAAGATAGTTACAATCTACAATATTGTAGAGCGTTTATCATCAGTAGATTCTACAATCTTAAAAAAGTAGATAATAGATGGTTACCTTTATTTTCAGATTGGGATAGTGAAGATATACCATATGATGAAGAATGGGATAATAAATTGGAAAAATCATATAAAGAAGTTTTAGATGAATTATCTCAAATGAAGAAAAAGAAAGGTTGGTCATCAGCAATGTTGTTTGAATTATATTGGTTTTCAGATAAAACATTTGATGAATTGAGTAAAGAAATAGGCATATCTAAGAGCACAGCGTTCTTAAATGTAAAGAAAATAAAAACATTATTAAAAGAAAAATTAGATAATCCATTTAATAAGGAAAAAAATGAAGAATAAAGAATTAGAGCAGATAAGAAAGAAAAATAGTAAAAAATTAGAACAACTTCTAACTAATCCAAAACGGGTAGAAAGAGCAGCTAAGAAAATGTATCCTAAGAATTGGAAAGTTATATTCTCAGGAGAAAGACATCCCTTAAATCAAAGTAGAGATAAATAATATGGAAGCAAAATTAAAAGAAAACTTTAGAAGTTTAATGAAAAAAGGCAAAGAAGGTGTATGGTCATACATTGAAGAAGCCGAAACTTTGGGTGCAAAGATTGACAACCCAAATGAATATGATGGATATGTAGCAGATATCTTAATTAAGGTAAGAGAAGAGAAAAGATTTGATTTCTCACAATATAAAGAAGTGAGAAGGTTCATTATAGAACATCAAAGATTAAACTCAGTAAAACCGCAAGAAGATAACGATTTTATAGTATTATAAATTAAAATAAAAATGGAAAATAAAGAAGAATGGAAAAGAGTAGATATTAAAACTCAGTTTGGTAACACATTAGACTTTTTAGTATCTAACACTGGTAGAGTAAAATACCCACAAAGAGAAGTATTGACAAGATGGGGAAATTATCGAAAAACAAAAGAAAGAGAAGCTAAGTATTCATTAGCTAATACTGGTTATCCTAGATGTTCAGCTGGTCTTGTACATAGAATTGTTGCACAAGTTTGGTTGGACACGCCTGAAGGATGGGAAGATACTAAGAGTTGGGTAGTGAATCACAAAGATGGTAATAAAAAGAATAATCATTATACAAATTTAGAATGGGTTTCTCATAAAGAAAATTGTAAACATTATTTTGATTCAGATAAATCAATAGAAGATGGTAAGTCTCAGCCCGTAGAAGTTTGGCATAAAAATGGAGAATGGGTAGGAGTATTCCCACAATATCGCAAAGTAGGAGAAGCTTTAGGTATTTTACCACAATCAATATACTCACAATTATCAGGAAAAACAAAATCAACAGGCGGATATATTATAAAAAGGATTACACTAAAAGAATATCATGCCAAAAAAGATAAAAAGAGATTATAGCTACGAAGATTACTTAGAAATCAAAAAAGAAACCAAACGAAAGTTAGATAAGATATTCGCTATGGAGAATTATCAAGAGGTTTTAGGTAGGAAGTACTATGGTGATAATTGGTTAGCTACTTTATGGGGAAATCATCCTGCAAGAGCTGAGAGGCATAAAGAGAATACTCAAAAAGCACTTCGAAGAATGAAAGGAGAATTTGTTCCTTATAGAAAAACACAAAAAGAATTAGCATGTATTCAATTTGATTTAGAAGGAAATAAAATAAAAGAATGGGAAAGTGTAAATCAGGTAATAGAAGAATTAGGATGGAAAGAATCAGCAGCATCTCAAATATTAAGATGTTGTAAAGGAGAACATTTAACAGCTTATAATTTTAAATGGGAATTTAAAGAAGATGAATAAGATACAAGTATATGGAATGCAGAGAAGTGGTACAAACTTCTTAGAATGGACATTAAGAAACAACTTTGTAGATTTAGAATATGATGGTTCACTACATTCAATTGGAAATGTGAAAGGAGATATGAGATTTGGTATTCAACAATCCCTAAAGCATTGTTTACCTAATTTGGAAAACGGAAAAGCTCTAATCATAATGAGAGATTACGAAGAATGGAACAACTCAGTAAGAAAAAACTTTAGTGGTTGTACCTATACACTTAAAGATTACAATTACTATTATCAAACACCTCTTAGAGAAAATTGGCATCAAGACGATTATATCTTAGTAAATCACAAATGGGCTATACAAAATTATTATACACTTCTAATAGCAATTCAGGGTAGGTTTGGAGTTCGTATCAAAGAAGATTGGAAACAGCCAATGAAGCGCTTGCATTGGGATGGTGGTAAAACGCTAACGAATATAGATTTCAACTTGAATGTTAAATAGTTAGTTAAATACTACAATTTACTATGGGATTTAAAAAAGGAAAAGATTGGAACGGAAATAAATTTGGGAGACCTAGAGGCTCTCAGAATAGAAGTACTGAGATGATGAAAGTCAATGTTGCTCGTGCTGCTAATTTCGGATTAGATACCATCAAAGAAGATTATGAAAGATTGAGAGAAGAGGACCCTAAAGGTGCTCTTAATCTTTTAATGAAACTTTTAGAATTCAATTTACCAAAATTAAAATCGGTAGATATGGATGTAAAAGCTGAAGTAAATAACAAAGTAGAAAAGATAACAGTAGAAATAAAACAAAGAGATGACAACAAAGAAAACAACGAAGAGTAAAAAGCTAGGCTTAATCTTCGGACATAAATTAGGTGATATGTCTCATGCAGTTAATAAAATGGAAACATTAGGATATGAGCCCGTTTTAGTTACATGGGACAGATATAAAGATAATTTTAGTGAGTTAGATTATACTATATGGACACAACCCACACCATTACATCAGGGAATGGATTGTATGAACTTATTTTTAAAATCTAAGGATTTAGCCCTTACTCAACTAAAAAGAAAATCTATTGGAGCAGTAGCTAACTGCCACACTATTCCAACTCTTTGGGATTGGGATTTAACTAACAAAGAGTGGGAAACGCTTTTTGATTTCGAACTACATAAGGATTATGTAGATGATGTAATCCAAAGAAGATATAAAGAATTATATGGAACTAAAGATTCAGACGAGCAAGACGTTTTTGGACTTGCTGAATGAAGATAGAATAGCTATCTTACAGGGTGGTACTCGTAGTGGTAAATCCTATTCAGCAATCCAATACCTTATAACTAAAGCATTAGAGAACCCTGGCGTTCTTATTTCGGTTGTAAGGAAGTCATTCCCATCCCTTCGTATATCTGCGATGAGAGACTTTAAAACAATCCTTAAAGAATGGGAGATTTGGGATGAGGAGAATTGGTATGCTTCTGAAAACTCTTATACCTTTGATAATGGTTCATCTATTGAATTCTTATCAGTACAAGATTCGGAAAGAAGGAAGGGCACCAAGCGCAATTACTTGTTCATTGATGAAGCAAATGAATTGAACTATGAAGATTACTTCCAGCTCTCTATTCGTACAACGGATAAGATTATTATTGCATATAACCCATCGTTCGCTACAAACCATTGGATATTCCAACAAGTACTCACACACCCAGACGCTACTAGATACATTACAACCTATAAAGATAATCCATTCTTAGATGATACATTAGTAACTGAGATTGAAAGATTAGAGAAAACCTCACCATCTTATTGGAAAGTTTATGGATTGGGATTAGAGGGTGTAGTAGAAGGTCTAATCTTTGATAATGTAGAAGTAGTAGATTATATACCTGAAGAATCAGAATTAATGGGATATGGTATTGACTTTGGATATACGAATGACCCAACAGCTTTAGTAGCACTTTGGAAAACACCAGAAGGCATTCTATTTGATGAGATTTGTTATATGAAAGGATTACTATCCAATCAGATAGCAAACTTTATTAGAGCCGCTTATAATCAATTTGGTAAAAAAGAAGTAATCGCTGACTCATCAGACCCAAGACTTATAGAAGAGATATTCAGAAATGGAATCAACATCAAACCAGCGGTAAAAGGACCTGATTCAATCTTAGCTGGTATAGATACAATGAAACAACACAAAATATTCATCACTAAGAAATCAGATAATATAATTGATGAATTTTACTCTTATACATTTAAGAAAGATAAAAATGAAGAATTTTTAAATGAGCCCGTAGATACAAACAATCACGCAATTGATGCTTGTAGATATATCGCTACATTTAAACTAAGTAATAAAAGAAAGAGCTTTGGCTCATACACAATTTCAATTAGATAATATGGCAACAATACACGGAAAACCTGATGATACACCTAAAGAAATGAATGTTGAAGATTTAACAAAAGAACAAATCTTACAACTAGCTCAATGGGCTAACATTTTGAATGAGGAAAATAAAAACCTTAAAGGGTATATCGTTCAACTACAAGCTCAATTAAAAACAGCAAGAGGTGATAGAGCAGTAGCTCAACATCATTTAGCTCAACACCAAGCTAATGTAATAATGACAGAAACACATATAACCACACCATTTGATAATGAGTAAGAAAATAAATTTCGCGGTCCTGTAGCTCAGATGGCTTAGAGCATTTCGATGTAGGGTTTTAACCCGAACTCTGATTGCGCGTGGGTTCGAGTCCCATCAGGACCGCGAAATTTATAAAATAGTAAACTATGAGTAAGAAAGTAAATTTAGAAATAAGTGTTCCGCAGAATTGGAAAGCAGTAACTCTAAGAAAGTATTTAGAATTACTAAAAGATATGGAAGTGTACAAAGATACACCAGAAGCAGTAGATGCGGCTCTATTCCATCATCTATGTGGAGTTGATGTAAGATACCTAAGTAAGTTGGATATATCTATATATACGGATATACGAACTCAACTACATAAACTTATGTCTGTTGAAGATTTGCCATTGGTTCGCAGATTTCATTTAGATGGAATAGAATGGGGATTCGAACCTAATCTTTCTGAAATGAGTTATGGCGCTTATGTAGATATACAAAAATACGAAGAGGTAAAGATAGATAAGAATTGGGCAGAAATAATGTCTATCTTATATAGGCCTGTTACAAATAGAATAGGTGAGTTATACGAAATCAAACCTTACAGCGGTAAAATAGATAAAGAGAAGTTTTTAGATGTAAGTATGGATGTGCATTTTGGAGCCATGTTTTTTTTTCTCAATACCTTAACGGACTTGTTGAAAGATATCCAGAGCTCTTTGAGTCAGAAACTCCAGAAGCAGGTGCTCAAGTCCAATACAACTTTCACAAAAAATGGAGCGGATACTCAGCAATTTATCAATTATCTAAAGGGAATATCCTCACCTTCGATGAAGTTTTAGCTCTAGCACTGGAAAAATGTTTATTATTTTTAGCTTTTGAAAGTGATAAACAACGAATGGAAAATATGATACATAAAGAAGTGATGAAGAAATACCAAAAGTAGTTCTCATACAATTCTTAGATTGTTTGTTAAATATAAAAACATTATGAAGCTCAAAACCGTTACTCTACCAATACCAAAGGTAGAACCAACAAAATCACACTCTTCACCTAAAAAAAGTAGAAGAGGTTGTTTATGCCCGAAAGGAAACAAATATTCGGTGAAATGTTGTAATGGTAACATGCAAGCTCAAGGAATTGGACTTATATATAAAAAATAATTAGTATGGGAAGATTAAGACCAGATAAATGGAGTGGAGTATATATAGGAGATACTAGAGGTAGAGCAATTCCTAGAAGAGGAAGAAGAGGATGTTTGTGTCCTGATGAAAATAGATATAGTAGAGAATGTTGTAAAGGAGCTTTAATAGGACAGGGAATCGGACAAACCGAAGTACCTGGCGGACAAGAAAGAGGAGCATTCTCATCAGGTTTCTCAAACGGATTTGATATATAAAAGAATTAAAAATGGCTGAACAAACAAAAGACCAATTAAGGTTAACGAACCAAACAAATTTTCCAAACAACAATACTAACTTCATTACACCTGATAGGTTAAGAGGGTTTAATGATGATATGATTGATTCTATTGCTACTACGCAAGATTCAGCATCATTTGCACAAACTGATAACTCTCTTCAAGACCAAATCAATTCATTGGTTTTAAGTGGTAGTGGTATTGTTGTTGAAGATGAAGGTACATCGATAGGTGTAGCTACCGCTCTAAACTTTACAGGTAGTGGAGTAGTAGTAACAAACCCATCAGGTACAGCAAATATCTTTATAGATGCCATTGCTGGTACAAATGGTACATCAGGTACCTCTGGTATAGATGGTACTTCAGGAACCTCAGGAATCGATGGTACATCGGGTATCGATGGTACGGATGGTACTGCAGGGACAAGTGGTGTTGATGGTACTAGCGGTACATCAGCAGTAGATGGAACGAGTGGAACGAGTGGAGTGGATGGCACATCAGGTGTGAATGGTACATCAGGAACAAGCGGAATAGATGGAACTTCCGGCGTAGATGGAACTAGCGGAACATCGGGTGTAGATGGCACATCTGGGACTTCGGGTGTAGATGGTACATCCGGAGTTGACGGTACAAGTGGTACAAGCGGAGATAGTGGTACAAGTGGTGTAGACGGTACATCAGGTACTTCTGGAGCAGATGGGACATCAGGTATTGATGGGACATCAGGTACCAGTGGTGTTGATGGGACATCTGGAGTAGATGGAACTAGCGGAACAAGCGGAGTGGATGGAGATAATGGCACTTCAGGTACTTCTGGTGCAGATGGGACAAGTGGAACTTCTGGCGCTGATGGTACAAGTGGTACATCGGGCGCTGATGGTACGAGTGGTACATCTGGCGAAGATGGTACTAGTGGTGTTGATGGAACATCAGGTACCAGCGGAGCTGATGGCACATCAGGAGTTGATGGAACTTCTGGAACATCGGGAGTTGATGGGACAAGTGGAATAGATGGTACTTCAGGTACTTCAGGTACTTCAGGTGTAAATGGTACATCGGGAACATCTGGTGTAGATGGAGATGCAGGAACAAGCGGTACATCTGGCGAAGATGGAACATCAGGCACATCAGGAGCAGATGGAACTAGCGGAGTGGATGGTACAAGCGGAACGAGTGGAGCTGACGGTACTTCTGGAGTTGATGGTACATCCGGCACAAGTGGGGCTGATGGTACATCTGGTGTCAATGGTACTTCGGGTATAGATGGTACATCAGGGACTTCAGGAGATAGTGGTACGAGCGGTACAAGTGGTATTGATGGTACTGCTACATTCCCTTATACTGGTTCTGCAATCTTTAGTGGTTCAGTAATCGTAACAGGTTCAATATATTCTGATTCAGAAGCATTCTTAACTGCTAGTTGGGCTTATTCTGCAAGTAGTGCTGTACTTGCAGATAACGCAACTGAAATATTTGTAAGTGCTAAGAATGTTAGTGGTGATACTATTCTTAGAGGTACTGTGGTACATTCTAATGGAGTAACTGGTGAGAATCCTAACATAGTAACTGCATCTTACGATAACCCGAATCAAATGCCAGCAATTGGTATTACACAAACTGATATTAATTCTAATGGTATCGGAGAAGTAATCCTTACAGGTAAAATAAAAGATATTGATACATCTAACTTAGTAGCAGGAGCAAATGTATATGTAGGATTAAATGGAGCTCTTACTGCAACTAAACCAACTGGTTCTTCTAACCTTATACAAAACATTGGTATTGCAACTAAGATAAATGCAACTGAAGGACAACTATTAGTATTAGGTAGTGGTAGAAGTAACGATGTACCAAACATATTAGAAGGATACGCTTGGGTAGGAGATTCTGATGGAGCTGCTCAACCTGTAGCTACATCATCTTTAGATGTAGCAACTGCAGTAAGTTCATCATACGCATTAACTGCTTCATACGCTGAAACAACGGATGTTGTTGGATTCCCATTTAGTGGTTCAGCTCAGATTACTGGTTCGTTAGGTGTTACTGGTTCGATAGAAGTACAAGCAAACGATTCAACAGGTTCAGTAGTAACTACATTAGGAGATTCATTCTTAGATGTAGCAAAAGCAGATAAGATTGTAACACTTACACAAACTGATTACGATGCATTAGGTTCTTACGATGCAAATACACTTTATGTAATCTCAGGTTCTTATGTACAAGATGGTACATCAGGAACTTCAGGAGCTGATGGTACAAGTGGTACAAGCGGTGATAGTGGAACTTCGGGTACTTCTGGAGCAGATGGTACTTCAGGTATAGACGGTACAAGTGGAACGAGTGGAGTTAACGGAACGAGTGGTGTAGATGGTACGAGTGGTGTAGATGGCACATCGGGCACAAGTGGAATTAATGGTACTAGTGGAGTTGATGGGACTTCTGGAACAAGTGGAGCAGATGGAACTAGCGGTGTGGATGGTACATCCGGCACCAGCGGAGTTAATGGAGATGCTGGTACGAGTGGTACTTCTGGAGCAGATGGTACATCCGGCGTAGATGGTACATCGGGTACCAGCGGAGTTGATGGAGATGCAGGAACAAGTGGTACATCTGGCGCTGATGGAACATCAGGCACATCGGGTGTAGATGGTACTAGTGGAACAACAGGAACATCAGGAACAAGCGGTGAAACAGGAACATCTGGAACATCAGGAGATGATGGTACTTCAGGTACCTCTGGTGTTGATGGAACAGCTGATGTTTCGGTAGCAGAGACTGGAAGTATAGAAGGTCAATTTGGATTATTAAACTTTACGGGTAGTGGTGTTAGTGTTTCTTTAACTAACTCAACTGCATCAATTAACATACCAGGCGGAGGTAGTGGAGCTGGATTCCCATTCACTGGTTCTGCTGGTGTAAGTGGTAGTATTGATTTAGATGGTGTATTTAACCAAACTGTTAACTCAGCATCTTTAGATACCAACACCGTTGTTTTAGATGTAGCTAAGCAAGATATGCACACAGCGTTAATGAACGCAAGTACTTTAATTAGTGCTAGTAATGTTACTGCTGGTGTGAGAGGTGAGATTATGTTACAAGCTACTGTAGAATCATCTTCAGTATCGTTTAGTTCAAACATAATAACCGCATCTAACTTCTCTCAACCAGAACCAGCAAATGGTAGTAGATTATTAGTAGAATATAGTGGATACGAATTTAATTCAACTTCTTCTCTATATGTAAGAAGCGCACCATATATCATAACTGGTGTGCCTGGTTTAGATTACCAAATTAGAACTGATGCATACGCTGATTATGTATATATGGCAATTCCTGGTACATTGTTTAGTGGTACAACTGACTTTACACAAACTAACGCTTACGATGATATTAGTGGTGATATCAATAGTGGTGTAAGTTCTAAAACTATTACTCCAACAACTGGTGGAGCAACAGGTCAGTATTGGGTATCATCTTCTTACTCATACTTTACAGCAGAAGATTATACAACATCATTAGTTGCGAGTGGTTCAGCCGCTTGGGATATAACTGCTGCTAGTGATTTACCATTTGGTAGTAATGATTGGGTTGTTGAAGCTTGGGTATCTCCAACAAAACAATTTACAGGCCCTCCATTCCAACAACCATTCGTTAGAAGTAACGAAGGTAATGCTGATTTCTATTGTGATTTAACTCGTAACTCAACTGGTGGTGTTGATAGTAGTAGAGCTAGAATCTTAGAAAACGGTGTTCAACATATAGCAGGTAATGGAGTTCTAACATTCTCAATAGATACTTGGATGCACATTGCCTTTGTTAGAAGTGGTAATACTTGGTTTATTGCTAAGAATGGTACAACATTCTATTCATTTACTGATACATCTTCATTACCAGCACCTCCTGAAGGATTTGCATTGATGGGTTATACCGCAACTAATACAAATAACGAAACAAATGGTTGGGCATTCTCTGACTATAGAATTACTATTGGTAGTAATAGAGGATATTCAACAGGTGGATTTACAGCACCTCAATCAATCATTGAAAAAGTAAGTTAATATTATGTATAGATTTGAAGTAATTATAGAAGGGCAAGACCCATACATCGTAGAATCAACGCATTACGATTTATCACAAGATGAAACACTAATGCCAGCGGTAGAATGTACTGTTAGAAAATTAGACTAATATGGCATTAACACAAAAAATATACTTAGGAACTCACCCAGTAGAAAAAAGATACTTGGGTGAACATCCTATTAAAATACAATTAGCTGAATTTGGAGTTATTGCACAGGGGTTAACCTTTTACTTTAATTCTAAGTTAGGAGCTAATGTTACGGAATGGCCTGCTACAATTAGTGATAGAACAGGTTCGTATGTAACTGCAGCAACATACTATAATGCAACCGAAGAAGTTGTAGAATTAGATGGAGGAGCTGCAACCACACCATCATTAAGTTTTGGAAGTTGGCCATATAGTGGAACACCTGCTGCAGAACATAGTGTGTTAATATTCACCAAACCTAAAAGAGCCGCTACTAAGCAAGTAATGGAATTTCAAGGTATTGTTGGTGGTATTGAAGATAGAACAACTTTAGAATTAAGAAACGATGTAGATTCTACTAATTACTTTGTTTGGAGAAATGCAGGTGGTGGTACAACATATTATGCATCTGAATTTGGTGAAGTAACTCTTAATGATTGGCATATGTTTGGATATGGCTTCTCAGGAAGTGCACAAACAGATGTTGATTTATTTTTTGATACACAAACAACACCTGTAACAGGTAGTGGAGCTAGTATGGATATATCATCTAACTTTTGGGAAGCTGGTTCTGAAGGTGGACAAACTGCAACGGATTATAGCGGTTCTCTTGCTGCAGTATTAGTGTACGATAGAAAGATAACTGCTGAAGAAGCTAGATTGAATTATCTCATTCTTTCATCTAGCTTTGCTGAATAGATATAAACTAAATAACAATTGTTAAATTAAAAAACATAATATTATGAGCGGAAAAATTCAAAACGAACAAGCATATG